CCAAACTTAAGGCTACAGGAGACCACTGCACCTGAGGCAACAAGGATATCAGCAGTTGCATTAGCACCTGAACCTCCTGTTAAAGAAACATTTTGGTATATACCATTGGTATATAAAGAGCCAGCCGTAATAGTACCTAATGTAGCAATCTGACCTTGAACAATCGTTGGTGGATAGTAAAAATAGTGCATTTCTACTGTGTAATTAGCGTCTGGGGTAGGGGCAACCATAAAGGTTAACTCATCAATATTAGCCCCGTTATAACCATTCTGAGACCCAAACAAAGCATAGTATCTAGGCACTCCACCTGGCGTCCCTTGATAAGTACCACTTGTTATTACAGTAGCTGGATAAGCTTCACGTAAGAAGTTAACGTCTTTATTTAACAAAAAATTGTAGTTATTAGAACTATCAATAACCGCAAAAGAAAACGTAGATAAATAGTCATTTGGTAACGCTACGTACTGATTACCAGCCGTTAAAGTTCCTGTTACGTTTTTACGTAAGGAAGGTAATTGAACTGAGTTATATATACGCTCTTCAGCCTCCATCACAAATACTGGAATGTTTGCCACGAACAACTGTTCGGTGTTCTCGGCGTAAGCCTGAATATTGTTATATAACTGTTCGTAATTCATTATGCCATTGGACCTCTAGCCATACGTCCTTTAGTTGCAGCACCAGAACCACGTACTTCAATCCCATCAGTTTTAGGACCACGAGCACGATCGCCAATGCTTACACGCATAGGAACAGTAGCAGGTGTAACTTCATCCGCACGGAATGTATTTGGGTCTTTAGCACCATGTCCTGTTGACTTACGAGCCTCAGCTACACTAGTACCATTAGCAGCATAAGCTTCTGCAGGTTTATCGTTACGAGCATGACCAGTATGAATACCTGGGCTATTCTTGGTAGTTGGTTTGGGGGTAGCTGCCATATTAACGACCTCTTCCAGAATGTTTTTGCAAATTAGCACGTGCCATATTACGACCTACTGCTTTCATTGCTTTAGATAATNCAACACTTTTATTGCTACTGCCACCTTCAATACCAACTGAAGGACCTGAATCACCTAAATTTTTGCCTTTAGTTTTACCTTGTTTGGTAATCCCATCAGCTCCACTTTTATATCCCATTTTAATACTCCTTAAGAAGTTACTATTGTTACTGTACCTATTGTTATGACTGGAATCAAGCTATTTGGTGTTAAAGCTCTATCAAAATAACTTGCTCCACCTACAGGGTTCCAAGCCCACTGTGTTTGCCTACTACCGTCACTAGGATAACCAGCGTTATTTGTGTTATTACTTGCATTTGGGTCTGTATATAATCCAGTAGCCCCAGACGAATAATAACTTACATCAGGACGTGGGTCTCGTACTGCTTGAGGGTCATTTACAGGATACATACCAAGTTGTAACTGTGGCTGATCTGGGTCCCAACAAGTCTTACAAACCTTTACTTTATACGGTTTGGTTTTTAAAGTCTGAATACGTAACTCTGTAAGCTTATACCGCTGACCACACCGGTCACATTCAGCAATCGCATATTTACCAGAGGCAAATTTATTTGGCATAACTATCTACTATAGAACATATTACGAGGTACAAACCTAAGTGCAGCTTTTTCTCTATCCTCATCTGCAGCTAATTGAAATGCTTCGTCGTACATCATCTTTAACCCGGCAACTCTGTTTTGGTCTACTTCTGGTAATTTAATACTCAAATGGTAAGCTAGTCCTGCTGCCATAGCAGGAATAAACCGAAACGGAATATCTTGGGTTGTTACACCAGTACCAGCATCTTGAATACGGCGCATGCGCCAGTAAACAAAGTTAAATTGTGTTCCGGGTTGTCCAGTAGGCCAAATGTTAATATTTGGTAGGTAATTTATATATAAAGGGTCAGTAGCAAAATGTTGCGCTGCAGTAGTATTATTCATACCCCTATAGCAATTTAATAACTGGGTATAGTTACCACTAGAATCGGCACCAATATTTTGATATAAGATAGTTTCAGTAACACCAGCAGTTGTAATATTTATATAACCTTGAGTGCGTAGATTAGCTGTACTAGCTACAGTCAAAGTAGTAGCAGTAGGACTTGCATTGGCTGTTAAAGTGGTAAATGGGATTGAATCAACATTACCTGACTGTCTATCTATCCAAACTTGAATAGGGCGACCATAAGCATTTTTAACAGGTATTGTGAGGTATGTATCACCAGAGATACGAGTAATATTAATATCAACCTGATTCTGACCTGTTCCTTGACGAATAACGTGGTCATATAGGTCAATGGTATCTACTGGGATTGGATAGCTAATTTGCCCACCATTAATATTAATAGGAATTTGTCCTTGCTCAATAGTCCAAAGATTAATACCTTTATTGGCCCATTCAATCGTTAATAAGTTAACAGAACGACGTGACGTACGAAAGTCATAACCAGTACGTAATTGTTTACCACAACGCTCAAATGCCTCTTCAATGAGGTCATTCATATCTAGGTTAAACGTTGTAGTACCTGAAGTGCTCATTATTTAACCTTTTTAACAGTCTTCTTAGCGACAGTTTTCTTAGCGGTGGGTTTCTTATCTACTCTAGTAGTAGCTTTTTTTACTGTAGGACGTTTTTTGATAGCAACAGGTTCTTCCAAAACAATAAACTTCGGAACACTAAATAACCGCCAAAACCAAGTAAGCTTCATGGTTTACTCTTGTGGAGCATCAGGCTCAACTACTACAGGGTCTTCTTCAACTACTGGCTCTGGAATAGGCTCTGGAATAGGCTCTGGAATAGGCTCTGGAGTAGGTTCTGGAGTAGGTTCTGGAGTAGGTTCTGGAGCAACTTGTACAGGCTCGGGGGCAGGCACTAGAGAAGCAACAAAAGTTTTAACTACTGGATCAGATGAAAATCCTGATACTACTTTATCGCTACCTAAATAAACAGCAAATTCGTTCAATAGCTTATGTTCTTCGCTTTCTACTGCATGTCCAGCGCTTTTTATATACCCTAGAATATGGTCAAATAAACTCATTTTTTCTTCCTTGTTTTAGCAGACTTAATAAAGTCCTCTTTAGTAGGCGCACCTTTAGATCCAACAGAACGCATCTTTTCACCAGAGCCAGCTGCAATACGTGCTTGCTTTTTATGAATATTTGCATAAAGTCCAACCTTACCACCTTTTTTTATTAAAGTGACATTATTTGGATCGTCCTTGCGAACAATCGTTTTACCTTTAGGCATTTTAGATGGGTTAATATTACCCATTCCACGAGAAGCTCGCATTAACAGGCTTTTCCACCTTTATGCATTGCAGCTACATGATCCATATGGTGTGTATGACCCGCAGCATGCTTTTTAAATTCATGTTTATGGTGTTTATGTCCACCAGCTTCATGCTGAGCGATAAACTCATCGTGACGCATCATATCTGGACCGTCCATTGGTTCTGGGGCTTCTTTAACTAATTTGTTCATTTTAATTTCCTTTATGCTCTTGTTTTACCACGAATACAACAGCCATCGGCACGGCTTGATGCTGATCTAATTTTACCGCCTTTAGCTTTCTTTTCCATAGGCAATTGTGTTGCATCATACCTATCTTTCATAGCACGGATAGTCTTAGCTACCGGCATATCTTTAACAGTATCAACTACAAAATCTTTAGCCTTACTAACGGCATTTGATATAGCTTCCCCGGCACGACGTGGTAAATCTAAATCTTCTTCATTCTGTTTACGGTCAATTTCCGCAACAATTTCGTCTGGTGATCTACTTGGCATCATGCCCTCGTCTTTCCTCTAACACAGCATCCATCAGCACGGGCAGAAGCTGATTTAACAGCCCCACCCTTCTTATATACAGGGTTCTTAGCACTTATCTCATTTCTAAGTAACCCATCACCACCTGATCCACCACCCCCTGCACGAGTATTACCAGTATAGGATTTAGTAGGTAAATTTTCAATAACTCTTTCAGCCCTAGTCTTTTCAGCAATATCTGCTACTTCAGCTTTCGCTTTATCGTTCCGTATCTTTCGTAACACTTTACTAGCTGCTACTTCAGTCTCATACGGATCAGCAGTATATTCGTCCTGATCAGGCATTTACTTCATCTTCTTCTTAGCCATACCACCTTTTTTCATGGTATTAACTAAAGGACCATTACCAACAGAGTTACCAGCCATTTTAACTTGTGTACCACGAGTTTTACCTTTTTCGGCAATACCATCTTTGCTAGGAGCACCTGTCTTTACTGCACCCATGCCACCCATTGCCATTTTTTTAGTTTTCATGTTTCCACCTTTTCTAAATGTTTTGCCTTTATCGGCTTTTGCAAAATCCTTACCCACAGATTGTGGTACACCAGCTTTTTTAGCAAACTCTGGTGAGTGTGCAATAGCTTCCATAAAATTATGTTGTTTCTTGCTTTTACTTGGCATTATTTATTACTCCAATACCCAATAACTAACCCAATAACACCTGTTAATACGCTAACTGCGCCGCCAACAGCCATCAATGTTTTCCAACCACCTTTAGCTTCAGATAAAGTTTTATTAATAGCTTGAATGGCAATTTTGATTTCTTCCATCTCTTTTACCATTTTATCCA